TTTATGGGGCTTGACAAGTATTGAAAATGTGTGTAGACTAGGTTTGTCTCCGTTGAAGATAAGTACTAGCTTTCTTTATTACCTTTAAAGAGATTCTCCAATTTTTCTCTAGCTTCTGTCACCGAAGATACATAACCCATCGATGACGAAGGTTTAATCTGTCTATCTGGTTTATATTCTTCTACCGAATCATCTTTAAGGTAATATTCATATAATTGAATTAATTTAATATCTTTTGTTTCGGTCATCGTTATAACCTTATCAAGTTTAATCAAGAACATATCATCACTAGACATTTCTATCCAGGGTTTAATCTTAACATAAGAATCACCGGTAGAGTCCGTCATTGATTTCATAACAACAGGATTTTGTAGAATTAATATAGGATCGCCATCGTTCTCATCGACCATAATGAGAGACAGAATTTCCTCTCCGGATACTAATTTTAAGATGCAGTAGAACTCTTCTCCCATTAGTTTTTTAGAGGTATATTTACAATATCATAATTAAAATTTTCTTCATTATAGATTTTAATTCTTTCAATAAGGTGATTTAGTGTATAATTTTTTCTTGATTTGTAACTAATATCATCGGCAATATCATATAGAGTTGCCTTCACTTTGTTTTCCCCTTTTCGCAGGACTCTTCCGATTGATTGAAGATTTCTGATTCTCGACTTGCTAGGGGAAGCAAATATAACATTATGCAAATTTCTGATATTGACACCAGTAGAAAAAGTGCCGTAGGAAGCAACGATGATTGCATTATTTTCTCTTTCGGTAATTTCTCTAACTAATTCTCTTTCTTCAGTATCCACCCCACCATGAACGAAAAATACGTGTCTATCATCAATTTTGCTATTATTTATGAGTTCATAAAGTGGTTGCCCGTGCCCTTCCACTCTGGCAAAAAGCACAAGAGTATTTCCTTTTAAATCCAGAGCAAGATTTTTTATAAAGTTATTTCTTTTTTGATGATTGATAATATACTGAACCTCGTCCTCAAATATTTCAAATCTGTTTGGAGGATGCTTAAGTAATAAAACTTTAATATCTAATTTGGCAAGATGACCTTTTTGCATTAGTTCATCTGTCTTGATAATTTTATATGATGGACCAAATAATCCCTCCAAAACCCACTTGTGAGTTTGAGAGCCATCTAGTGTTCCGGTAAATCCAAAACGGTATTTTGCATCACAAAGTTTAGTCATTATAGATATTAGTGACTTGGATTTAAACTGGTGTGCCTCATCTCCAACAACAACATTAAATCTAGAAAAGTACTGCTTGGGAAGTTTGTAGATGGACTGCCAAGTGGTAATTATGACTTGGGAATCAGTTTCTCTTTCCTTTCCCGCATAGATTTTGTGACAGTATGAACCAACATTCCACCCATAATCTGCAAAATCTTTATACATTTGTTCTACAAGCGAAGTCGTTGGAACAACTACGAGAATATTTTGTTGCTTCTCAACGTAGTATCTCACAAGAGAATATATCATTAGCGACTTTCCAGAAGCAGTTGGAGATATCAATAACTTACGATTATGTCTTAAGGCGTCGTATACTCCCTCAATCTGATAATCGCGTGGGGAATGTCTACTGATTGCCGTCATATAATCCTTCACACCTTCCTTTGAGATGTTTTCATTTACCTCAAAAGGAAGACCATAAAACTTATTATCCTTGAACTCATAGGTATAATTGTGGTCCTTACAGAACTGAATTACCCTATCTAAAAGACCAACATATATTTCTTTCGTATCTACATTAAACAAATAAATGAATCCATCCCACCACTTATTCCTATAAGCGGGTGAGAACTTTGCGTTTGGAACTTCAAATTGAAAAGTATCTTTTAACTCATAGTAGATATGAGGTTCTGCCTCTATTTGCAGATAAACCTCATTCTTTTTTGATATCACCAAATGAGACATTCATAAAGTATCAGTTATGAATATTTATTGCCCTGCTTGATCTGCAGTTTCAGTATTTTCTGGTTTTGGTTTTTTCTTTTTAGGTTCTGGTTTTTGTTCTGGTGCTGGTTGTTGCTGCTGCTGTTCTGGTGCTGGTTGTTGCTGCTGCTGTTCTGGTGGTGGAGTTTGTGTTTGCTGAGGTTGCGTTGAAGGTGGGGTTTGAGTAGGCTGTGGTTGTTGAGGTTGTGATGGTTCTGTTGTAGGTTGTTGTGGTTTAGTATCAACGGGTTCAGTTCTTTGTTGCTGCTGCACCTCAGGTTTTTGTTGTTGTGATTGTACCGCTAATATTTCTTTTGCTTGTGCCGCTCTTGCCTGAATATCAGCAAAAGTCATATTTGCAGTTTGTACTGCCTGATCTGCAGTTGTCAATCTTGCATTTAGATTTGGATTATTAATTTTCTTTTGTGCCTGATGCTGTCTGTAAGTTTTTGTTCCATCAGGATTTGTTTCTAATTCATTTTGTGCGGATTGCTTTTCTGCTTCGGCAGCAGCAAGTGCTTGCTGTGCTTCTGTTGCTTGTTTGGAAAAATCAGAAAATGTAGATTGTCTAGAAACTGGTTCCTCAGGTCTATAATCAATTTTTAAATTTCCAGGACGAGATGTACCTTTAGGAAGTGCTAATCTTGGTTTCGAACTCTTCTGCTGTTCTGCTGGTTTGGCGGATGCTTCTTTATCTTTATTTTTGCCTGTTAGGACAATTCCTGCCGTACCCTCATCGCCTTTAAATTTACCTCTTCCTGATGTTGCAACTTGTGATAATAACCTTTCAAATTGTGGATATTTGTCAAGAAGTCTATCGGATATTCCTTGAGAAACATTTTTTAAACTTTGCTTTTGCTTATCAACATCTGGTGCTTCCCCTGCCGTTTTTTGTAGACGACCTATTGCCGAAAGACGTTCGGCATCACTCATAATTTCTTTTTCAATTCTTCCTCTTTCTTCTTTTGATTTATCACTATGAAATTTTTTGACAAATTCTTTGGCAGCAATTTTATACATTCCTTTTAATTCACCACCTTCCGCTGATGCTAACTGAGCACCAGCACCTTTTTTCATACTAATTCCTCTCCTATCCTTGGGATCATCTGGATTGTAAATTTCCAAATCTCCCTTAGGTGTTTTATCAGTTCCACCCGCCTCTTTAAATTTTTTAGATAACTCAGATGCACCACTTCCAGTAACTCTGGATGGAAATCCTTTTTCAATAGCACTTTTTAATTTTTTTTGCTTACTAAGTGCTAATAAACCACTCACAGAATCATCTAAAAAATTATTATAATCTTGTTCATCATTAGGTTGTCTTCCCTCTTTTTTGGAAAACTCTTCATCCCCAGCATTTGCAAAGTTTAGTGGGTGTTCTGGATTTGTTTTTGCTGCAGATACTTGTTTTTTTATTTCTTCTTCAGCTTTTTTTAAATCATTATTTAATATTAAATCTCTTATTTTTCTATCATCTGGATTTGCGATAAAATAATTCCAAAGTTTACTTTGGGAATTTTCATCATGAGTTTTATTTAATTTTTCGCAAATTAGTATGAATTCTACAAACGTCTTCATTTCTACGGACAGTTTATTTTTATTTAGTTATACCCTGCCGTGAACTTGTGCCATTCAATACTGTTCTTGATTTGGTAGTTTCTTTGAGAAATCATCTTAATCACTTCTTCTAGAAACTTAAGCATAATGTCATAATATCTAATCTTCAAATCTACTTTACAGATTCTCTCATCGGCGTCCATATACCTCTGTATGGCGTCCTTTTCCCTTACTTTATATGGGAATGGTTCTTCGGCGTAGACCTCTGCTGTTGCCTTTCCTGTGTAGTAGTTGTATCGTTCCAAACGAACTCTATTGTAAGTTTCTCTTGCTTTTTCACGAAGAAGCGTAATGGTATTGTATAGAGTATAATACTTGGAGTGAAGTTGCGGTATTTTTAGTGATTCATCGTGTAGGTTATCAGGGTCTATGACAGAATCTCTCTGCCACATTTCCTGGATTTCATCAAGTGTCATAAGGGTCTATTATTATCATCAAGAATATTATACACAGTATACTTGAAAGCCACGTCTGCTGTAAAGTACTGAATGTCGGTTTGTGTGGCATCAAACTCCAAAGAACTTAATGATACTGGAAATAAATCTTTAAACTTTACCACGGCAGTTGTATTATAATTACTGTTTAAGATATAGAGACTTCCATCACTAAATGCTCTTTTTGGGTCTTGTGATTGTGTTATGTCACTTACTATAGAAATTAAATCGTCATATTGTTGTGCTGTTTCTGGGAATCCTAGACCAGTCAACCAGTTATGAATTGCCATATAATTTTCCATATTCTCATCAACCAAAAATCTTAGAGATAAATCACCATAGGTAATTTTATCACCAGGAACATCAATATCTTTTAGATATGTTGGTTGAGTATTGAGTGATAATGTAATTTCTGGTATTCTTGCCGTATTACAGAAAAAGGCAACTTTAGGTTCTTTTGCTAATGAAAACTTAAACCCAACTGGTGATAGAAAGTTTCTATTATCAATTTGGTTGGGAAACGAACAAGACATTTTTATTTTTATTTAGATATAAAAAAAGGGACCCGAAGGTCCCTTGCGAGATTGTGAGAAAGGCTCACATTAAATTGGCAACTTTGACTCTTCTGTAGTAGACGTTAGAGTCAGTTGTGATGACGCCAGGATTAGCATCGCTTAAACCCTTAGCAAATGGGTTAGCAACCATACCATAACGAGTCTTAAACCCGATTTTTGGTTGGAAGGTGTTCTCACCAACGGCACGAACCATTTGGAGAGGAACATATGGGCAGTAGAAGAGACCTGCATCATAAGGCGAGGAACCCTTATAACCAACAACGTAGTATTGGTTAGGAGCTACGTTTGCCGAATATGGGTCAATGTAGACTCTGTACTTACCTTGAAGAACTCCAGCAAAAGTATTGCCGGTGTCATCAACGTTCAGGTTAGCGTTTAGTGCAGGGGTGTAATCGAGAACACCAGCCATTGCAAGTGCCGAAGCAACGTCAGCAGAGCAAACGATGGTGTTGCCCTTCCCTCTACGAGTTTGCTGTGCAATTGCGTTTGCATCGCGCTCGATTTGGAAGATAAGACCCTTGAACTTCTCAACTGACCAACGACCGTTGGAGTCAACATCAAGGTCAAAAGTACCAGCAGTAGCGGTATTTGCCTGAGCACCAGCCTTAGCACTCTTGTAGATAGTTCTGATGACTTCTCTGTTGATTTCAGCAAGAATCTCAGTTGAGAGAATGTTTGCTAATTCCGCTTCGGCATTCAGACCGTGGATTGCCTTGAGGTCTTGTGCGAGCTCAAGTGAGTACTCGGCTTTCAGAGCTCTTGACTTAGCAGTAACGGTGACTTTCTCGATTGAGAATGCCATCTCGTTGAATGCACCACCACCAGCACTTCCGAGATTCTCAGAATCTCCGGTGTTCATACCGGTGGAAACGTTGTAGGTTCCTGCAGGACTATCGTTAAGAACGCTTGGGTTCTGACCCGACTGAGCAGCAGTAGTACCAAAACCAACGCTACCAGATACAAGGCTATTTGCTGCGTTTTGTGCAGAGAATCTGGTATCTGCTTCGTCGTAGAAGGCTTCAGATCCACTCTGACTGGTGTAGCGTGAGCGCATTGCGAAGATAAGTCCGGTAGGACCGTTCATTGGTTGAACGCCACAGAGGTCATAAGCAATCAGGTTAGGCATTGAACGTCTGATTAGAGAAATCAGAACGGGGTCAAAACCTGCGGTTGGTGATCCACTTACACCACCAAATCCACCTGAAGCTCCAGTACCATTAGCACTGTTAGTTGGCGATTCGTAAAGGAAATCACGCTCTTCGCGGAGTTCTCTTTCTTGGTTCTCTAGCAGGATAGCGGTTACAGATCTACGATGTGCATCTTTGATCTGATCCATTCCGGAATAGTCCAGAATTGGTGCCCACTTCTCCTGCAAATATTCTGCATTGAACATTTGCATTTGTTTTACCTATTTGAAGTTTTAGTTTGATTGTTATAATTTAAAAATCACTTTTTAGCGACTCTTCCTAAAGTCTGAAGATATGTTGCCATTCTTCCATCAACCTGTGGTTGCTGGGACTGGACATCAGTACTTTCAGATAAAGTTTCGGAGTCATCTCTTTGAGTACCAGTTGTTCTGGTTGGGAAATAAGATTCCCTCAGAGTGACCAGCTTCTCACGATAGTTTGCTTCACTATCAAACTCAACATT